TGCAGAGATAGAACCTGTTGCGAAGTTTGATGCACCTGCTGATGCAGCAACTGTTAGAGCAGAACTTGAGTAGTCGTTGATTGTGTAACCAAACCTACCCGGCCCGAAGAGACCTTCTGTTGGAGTTGCCCATCCATAAGGCGCTGTACCTGCTGCTCCGCCTTTTTTAGGGTCTGTGATACCAAATACAGAGTCGTCCTGACGGTCTTTACCTGTACCTGTATTAAATCCGGGCTGTCCTGTTCCGTACTTGATGTCGAGCCAGAATACAAGACCCGAAGGCATGTTCATCGGCTGAACGGATACGAAGTCCTTTGCTGAAATTTCAGCAAAAATCCTTCTAATAAGAGGGAGAGCGATACCCGCCCACTCTTCAGAACCTGCAACTGTTCCTGTCTGGTTCGCTTCTGTTACTAATTGACGTGCTTGGTTTTCAAGCAATTGCGCCATATTTCCTTTTTCATGCCCACTTAAACCTTCTAGAAGTCCAGTGCGTTCCCATTTACGGGAAAGCATCTGTGCTTTTTTTCTTTGGTTCATATAGGCATCTCTAGGTAACAAATCACTAAGATTCATTTGTGCCATTTATACATATCTCCAATGTCTTTTTTGTTATTTTTTTGACTGCTAGTCTTTGATTTTCCTTAGACCTGCCAATTCTTGTAACCTTCTCACCGTTACCTCGTTTATGATAGAACGGCTCTGGTTTTTGATTGAAGTCCTTGGGTTGATCTGTTTAACAGTTTTTGATGCCAAACCTTTGTTTTCCTTAATCGAAGCCTTTCCTTTCTTGTTGAAAGACTCTACGATAGTTGTATAGACAAGTTTGACCTCTCTCACTGATTTTGCACGGTCAAAACTTTCAAGGATGCGAACCTGCTGGTTTTCATTGAGGTCAAACTGACGCAAGGTCTTAGTCGTGAACATCAATTTAGCGTTAAGAAGGTTGACTTCATTGATGGCTTTCTTGTAGGTAGTGATTGTTCTGAGTGCTTCTTGAAGACTTTTCTTTAGTTTCCTGTTTTCGTTCCTTAATTTCCTTCTTTCAAGGAATTGTGGGCCACTTGGCGGGATTTCATCAAATACAGAACCATCCTCTTTGTTTGGCCCCATGTCTAATTCGTCCCCAAGACTTTCTTCCTCTCCAAAAAGTTCTTCAAGTACTGACTCCACTACTTCATCTTCATATGCACCGTCACCTTCTTCTTCATCTAATGAATCTCCCCATTCAGAACTCGGATTGGTATCAGAAAACTCATCCTCTTCTCCTTCCATGAAACCATCTTGTCCTTCGTCATCTGTCTCTCCTTCCAATTCACGTATGAGTGCTTCAAGTTCTAAGTCCTCACCACCTTCATCGTCTGCCGGTTCTTCGTCATCACCAGCACTCCCTCTGAATCCTGTCTGAGGGGTTTCGTCCTCTTTGCCACTGTCATCCATGTCACTCTCTGGATTTACTTTGATTTCTATGTCTTCTTCAAACATATCGTCGTCCATTTCATCTTCTTCTGCAAGTTTAGATGAGATCATCCTTTGTAGTGTTGGCTGGAATGTTTCTTCCAGTGCAATTTTAGCGTTTGCGAGTGCCGCGCTTTTTACGCGCTTTGCGTCTGCAATCGCTTCTTGTAAAATGTTCTTTGCCATTGAAATTACTCCTAAATTTCTATTTGGTCTTGCACACCTATTTAAAGGTCTGATATGTATTTTATTGTATTTATGAATAGATATTAAATCTACTATGCGTTACTGTGAACTACCCATTTGCTAAAGACAAATGGGCTTCGGGTTTCACAGACTTGCGCTTCTTTACAGAAGTCTTATTTGTGTCTCCACCCGTGTAATCGCCAGTTCCTGACGATATTATTTTTAATCCTTCTTTGAAAATATTCTTTGCGGCATTAAGGTCACGGTCTAAAACGTGTCCATTCTTGCAAGTCCTGATACTATTCGTGAGTATATCCTCAATCAGGTTAGTCGCTTACATCCCACAGGCTAAAGACCCGTGAGTTTTACGCTCCTTTTATAAATATTGCTTAATTTTTTGAAACCTAAAATTATGGATTTTGTCCGTGATATTGGTTTATCTGAGAAAACGTTTCCTTTATTGCATTCGCTATTTGTAAGTCTGCTTTCTTGAATATCTCAATTATTTTAGCGTTAAGTAAGGTCTTTGCCCGCGCAAAGTATTTTTGCAACTCCTGCGTTATTTCTGGCGAGTCTTCGTTCTGGTTTGCGCTCAGTTCATAAGCCTTTACCAGTTTTTCTATGTTAGGAGGAAGCGGCCCTACGGTTAGACTTTTCTTCTGTCCCCCACCATATATACTAATTTCCACGTTAGCCTTTCCGTTTCTATCAGGTTTAATCTCAACTCCGTTGTTAAAACCTCCATTAGCATATGTCATTTCATATTTGAACCTATCATCTTTTTTTTCTGCTGGGGTTTTCTTCTTTGGCACATCTTTTTTTGGCGCAGGTTTCTGTTCAGGTGAGGGAGATTTGCCCTTATCTGGTGTTGCGTCCTGTCGCTTTGCTGGTGTCACTTGCTTTTTATCTTGTGGTTTCTGTGGATGTTCTGGCATTGCTACCTACCTTTCTTTACCAGTTTGAATCCTGTACCTGCTACATAAAAATCATACATGTCATTATTTTCCTTAGCGTAGCTCATTATTTTAAGTCTAAGTTCTCTTATTTCATTGTAAAATTTAGAAAAACCTTCGTTGTAGCTTAATGGGCGATGAGAAGCATCCTCAGCCAGTGACAAAGCATTAACTACTTTTAAAACATGCTTCATATCTTCTGGATATATTTCAGTTTTGCCTTCATTCAACACATCTTCGACAAGTTTTCTTATTTTAGTCCTAAGCCTTGATTCTAATGACCTGCCCTTCTCAAGTTCCTGTATCTCTTGATCGGTGTATTTAAACTTATTCTTTAGGATCTTCTTGGCATCTTCAACAGATAAGCCACCTAATAAGGCTTTATTAGGATTTTTAACAGTATCAACAGCGATTTTGTGTTGATGCTTATCAGCTACCGTTGACGGTTTTATCATGGCCTGATTCCTTTTTTTGTTTATATTTTGCGAGGGCTATCTGCTCTCTCTTTTGTACAGACTTCTTCTTGAAAAATTTTTTATCGAACAGTTCTCTAACTATATTAGATTCTTTTTGCTTCCTTTTCCAGATTGTAATTGCTGTTGAAAGGTCTCCATTGTTGACCTTTACGGAATTTGGTTTTCCGGGTACAATACCCTGAAATTTTTTTGATGTTAAGTGCATTCTTGTAATTTTTACTTGTTTTTAGGTTGTGCGTTTACAAATTCTTCTTCTTCTTCTAATGCGTTTACATAATATTCTGCGAATTGTTTTCGCTCTTGAGGCGACAATTTAATGTCTTCTCCTATTTCTCTCTTGTAAGCGGGACGTACATAATTCTGGTAGTAATATTCCAGTAATTTTATGGCCAAGTCACGGTTATACACGCCTCTTTTCTTCTTAGCTACCATGTTTTTAAGGTAATTGTCCATTAATACTTTATATAATCTTCCATCATTATCTGCATAAAGTATTAGTTCTCTTACAGCATCGCTCATTCTATCTTCCTTTCTAAGCGCTTTTTTGTACTCTTCTCTGACTATCTTTTTTATTGTTTCTCTAACCTTTTTAGCTATTAAGGCTTTTTTTGACTCATTAATTTTTTTTATTTTAGGTTTTCTAATATTTTCTTGTTGCCAATCTTCGTCTTCATCGTAATCAATCCATCCTTCTTCTTCTGCTACTTCCCAAACTTCCTGAATGAAGAAGTCTTTTTCTTTTAAATAGAATTCAAGAATGTCCCCCAAAGTATTACAGCGTTTTAGTTCTTTAAGGAAACCTGCTCCGAACCTCTTTACTAGCTCTGGTTCTACTTCTTTCCATCCAACGTTAAAATCGTTATCTCCTCCGTGCGACCATTGCTTGTTTCCTCCTGAAAGCCAATAAAGAAAATCCTCTATTACTATATTATTCTTATCGGCACTTGTCAATTCTATCTGCTGTATTTCCGGTTCAGATTTATACTCTGAACCTGCTACAATCGCCATGGCCGCTGCTGGGTCTTCCGTATCATGCCACCATCCGGGCGCATGAAAATCAAAATTTAGCGTGCCTTTTTCCCTTTTTATGATCAATCGAGGGCTGTAAAATAGAGTTTTGTCTTCCGCACCTTCTTTAAGCGTTCTTTTTTTTGTTCTTTTATAGGTCATAATATCTCCCAAGTTTAGTACCGATATTCTCGTAAAGGCTTTCTAACCTTTGTTGTAGTTTGGTCAATTCGGCACAGGTTTTACTAAATAGTTTGTAATCGTCTTTTATAGACTTCATGTCTCTACCTACGGATATCGCATCGAACATCCCCTCAGTTTCTTTTAGAGTGAAAGCCTCTGCTGATTCTATCATCTGACCAAGTTGTTCAGATATTTCCACAAGTCTTTTGCTCCTGTATATCTCATTCTTAAACTTGGAAAATTGCTTTAAAGAATCTATAAACGCCTTCCTCTCTTCCTTGGTGTAGGAGAACTCGTGTTCAAAAATATATCTTCTTTTTCTCACGGTTTTACCTTGTTTTTGTGTACTATTGTCCGTAATTTTGTTAAATTCTCATTTAAATTTTCTGTAAAACATCTATCAAAAAGTGTTTTTTCTAATAACAACATTTCATAAGGAGATTTACAATCCTTTATTATTTCTTTTGTAAAATACTCTCTACCGTACTTATTTATTTCGCGTTTTAAAAATACGCCATTTCCTAAGTAATTATCTTATATATTGCTTGTAGCATGACACCCGATGTACGTCTTGCCGTTTATATTATTTGTTGTTTTATATGCTAAATAATGCTTTTTTAAATCATATTTTACCGGGTTTATCTAAACAACACTGTTGTCCAAGTTCGCACAATATCTCCTGCATTATTAAGTTAGCGTTTCGGTATCTTGTGCTTATTTTAGGAGAATAAGATTCGTGTAGGCCGGGAGCGACCATATTAGCTCCTATCGTTGATTCGTCTGAAACACAGTCAGATAGCGTAACCAATTCAAAGTCGTCCTGAACCTCTACCACTTCTGAGTCCCCCCCCTCTCTTAAAGGCTCTACTGATCCAAGGCCACGAGAACTTTGCCCAACTCTAAACCCCGCAAGTAAGATGTTTCTTACAATATTTCCCGATGGCGTTGGCAGTATCTCTACATCCCCGTAAACTTCATTGCCTTTCCAATTTACGTCAACTATTGCGTGACATACATTCTTTAAATTTACTATGTTTGAATTTCCAGTCCAGTGAGGCAATCCATTATATCTAGTATAAAAAGACCCATTATCAACTGTTACACAATGTACAGTATTATCATAGTCAACTTCTTCTATACAAATGAATCTGAAATCCAAATGAATGGCTTTTGATGATTTAAAACATAGCCTATATAGAGTTTTTGAATTTTTTGCTTCTATCAATCTTCCTTCTATTAACCTATCTTTAGGTGTCTGCTCTTTTATTACACCAGTTATCCCTAACTTCAACAAAATCTCATTAAAGTCTTCTATCATCTTCTTTGATACTGAAAATATAGATTTTCTCTCGTATCCCTTATAAACTGGCTTAGTCTCATCACCAAGTAAATACCAATCAACAAATTCTTGAAGTAATTCTGATGATGCGTTTTTAACATCTTTTGGAATATGTTTAGTGTACTTATCTCCTAGTTTTGATAGATATGTCCACAACCTCGCATCACTACACTTAAATATTAAACCTTTTCCATTTTTTCTCTCTGTTATTGTCCACTCTAATTCGCTTGAAAGTCCACTTATTAAGTTTAAGAACTTATCTGCTTTCTCCCCCTTATTCTGACTTATAAAGATACCGTAGCCTTTTGTACTATCTATATCAGTTATATGACCCTCTGCAAGATAGAATCCTAAAAATCCAAAAAAACTCTTAGAATCAAGAGTTAGCGGACTTAAATATTTACTAATCCAGTTCTTGTTTGTAATATCTATATCTACACCCGGAATTATGTAGTATTTATCAGAAAAATCACCTATCCATTTTTCAGCGGTTATAGGTATTCTTAAATGTGAATTTTTATTTATTTTACTAATATCATAAATTTCTTGGGCAGTCTTTTCTACAAATTCATTATTCCTATCTAATAGATTGAACCTATGGTTTGGTGTAACTACCATATCAATATTACGACCCTTTATGTGAATCATTTTACCTTTATAAGGTTCATTTACAACCCGTTTAACTGGCTGCATTTCTAATGCGCCTGTCTTAGTGTTTAGTGTTGGTATCTTTTCTCCAACTTCAACATCTTTAAGTAGTTTCCAGCCTGATTCTGTGAGAATTTCTGCTAAGTAAAATTCGCATTCGGGATGGTCGAGTTCTCCGAACGCCCTTCTTTCTTTTATCTTATTCTCGTATAACCTTATCTCTCGCTCAAGTATATGTTTAGGATATACCCTTTTATTCCTGTTGGGAGAATCAGCCCTTTGCAACAATACGTTCCTAATAATTAACCTTCCGTCATTCTTTTGGATTGACTCTATGAGGGCGGGTTTCTCTACTCCTATTAAAGCGGTATGTTCTATTAGTAATTGCTTCATTCACTAACCTTTATATATATTTTTTAAGTCATCTCAAACGTGCCAATCCTGTTATTTATTTTAATCATATTTTTTCTACTATTTTAGTGAGTTTTTCCATCAAATCCCCCTCATCGTCATTGTCATAAATCCTATCCCAAAATCCAACACCGTGATGATTTCTTTTGATCCGAAAATCATGTTCCAAGTCATTCATAGGTCTAAGTTTTGCAGATATAGCTCAAGGAGTCCTTCTTTTTCTACATCTGCCACAAAACTTCCTAAATAGGCTTTTGCCTTCTTTATAGTTTCTGGCCTTAAATCATATATAGAGTAGTTATCATATATATTACCGCCTTTATCATCCGTAGTATACCACAAGGCTGTGCCTATATATCTACTGCTATTTCTTATCTCAAAAAAGTATTTTTAGTTAAAGCCCTCTTGACTTCTTCTTTTATTATCCTTCTTATGAGTTTTCTTGCTTCTATTTTTAGGAACGGTTTTTTCATAATTCTTGATTCCAATGTGTTTATTTTACCTAAGTTTATCCAATTTCCGTCCCAAGGAACTCCATTTAAGTAAGTTTTACCCTGTTTTACGCTCACATTAACCCCCGGAAGTCTATTTAACCTTTCGTAGGTTGTGATGGATGCCCACCCAGCGTCAGAAACCCACAAGTCGCCATCTTCTATGCGGGCAATATCGTTACCATTTAAAGTGTAATAAATACCATCTGTGCTGCTGTTTCCGACCCTCTTAGGTTTTCCTTGGAGAAATGATGCTACAACGGAATCTGTTACTTTTCTTGGCATATTTTTCCTGTTAACTTCCCATATCTACAATCTTAGCAGACATGCGGTTTAATCTTTCTTTTATTTTTACAAATGATTCTATTGTTTTTTTCCAAAACACGCTTTGGTCGCTACCAATTTCAGACTTTAACCTTGAGGCATGTGTTATCATCTGCTCAACTTCTCTTAGCTTCTTGTTTATTTCAAGGACGTGATTGTTGATTTTTTGTCTATGAGTCTGCGTGTCATCAGCAACATAGTCACGGTATCTTGCTTCTTTTAAAGACTCTAACCTATGATTTATTCTATAATAAATATCTTCTATTTTTTTGTAAAACCTATCAGTTTCTTCCACTGGTTCGCTGTACGCATCATCATCATGTTCCTCTTCTTTTTTGGCGAAAGCATACGGAGTCTGGAACTGCCCTTGCCCGCCGTCCAAGTTTGAAGTAGTGTTTTTTTCTTCTATTGAGAACTGATAATTGCAGTCTAAATTTTCAAGTATGTATTTCAGGCTACTGTTCATGATTGCAGTTCCTCTATAAGTTCAAAATACTTCAACAAAGAAGACAAGTGTTCGTCTTTAACCTGCTTTGCAGATATTATATTTTGAGTAAGTTTAAGAGTTTCCATCAATTTTATCTTTGTTATTGGGTCATTAACAAAATCTGCAAGACTCTGTAATTTACTATTTACATACCCGACTTCTTTCATAACGTAGTTCTTAAACTCTGGTGTAGAAGTATCTTCGTTTATGTACCGGCTTAATAAAGTTTTCTGCCTGTCAGATAGAGTTCTGTATTTTTCGTTGAACTTCTGTACAACAATCTTGAACCCAAGAGTTCTCGTGTCTTTGTCTTGGTCTCTCCAATCTCTCTCAACCTGTTCTTCTAATACCTCTTCTCTCTTTTGGCCAGTAATGGTCTCAAGAACCGTCTTCTTTGCCGTTAAATACTCATCGGGGTTCATTGATGGGCTGTGTTCAAACAACTTAAAAATAGATGCACATAGTTTGTAGTTCGCCGTTCTTGTCTCGAAGAAAGTCTTTATATCGTACTTCTTACGAATGTCTTTCACAAGGTCGTACTTCTCAGCCTCAAGTTTTAAATGGTTTAAGGATTTTCTGGACTCAAGGGTTAGAGACAATAGTTCAGCGCCATCGTTTTTAGTTTCTTTGCTCAGTGATTGATATAGCATTAACTCCTTCAAAATCTCCGATTTAGGATTGAAGTGCTTCTTTATTAAAGACAGGGCCACTTGCTTTTGATTGTCGTTAAGAACTTCATACATAACAGTCTTCGACAGTATCTCGAATAGCAATCCCGTATTTCTCAATTTATTATGACGTAATTTCTTCATGTATTGTTTTCCACGAAATGGTTAGTTGCCGTTACACTATTATAAATATATGTTAATTAGGAAAATCATCGAGGATATTATCTTCATTCAGCATATTGACCGAGTCAATATTCTTATCTATTTCTAAAAGGGACTTTTTATTATCTTTATTGTATCTTTTTTCCAACCTTTTTATTAATTTTTCGTAAGATTCTTTGGCAACACTCGGCATTTCTATCTTATCGTTTTCCCTCCTACCTACGGGGTCTCTTCCAAAATCCTGATCTCTTTTAGTTTCAAAGTTTCCCTTATACTGTGGCGGCTTTCCTTCATTTTCCTCTCTGCCGTCCGGGGTATATAATTTCTCAATGTCTTCCTGTGATACGGGAAACATCCTACTACTTACTTGTAGGGATGCAATATCCCAAGGAGTTCCAAAAGATTTCCCAGATACCTGTGGATCATTGCCCTCTTCTGTGATTTGCTTTAGTCTAAAGGTCAGTTTTGCATCTTCTATCCTTCTGTCTATATCTGCTTTCCACTCGTCTTCGCTCATACCGAATATATTCTCATATATGTATTTTTGAGAAAACACGTTATCTTCTTTAATAGACTTTGCCAAGTCAACCTTTGCTGTCATAACGTCTGTTTTTTGACGCTCGAACACAAGACTTGGATTAGTCAAGTATATTTCAAATCCAAGCAAATCATCCTCTCTAAACCCTTGAGTATACAAGTGAATTATTGCTATTTTATATAATTCTGAAACGAATATCTTCTGTACCCTTTCTACCGTCCTTGCGAACCTTACATCAAGAGATGCCAACCCAGCCTTTGAACTTCCTCCACTATCTTCTCCGTATCCGAGAAATTCTTTTGGTATCTTTAGTGCAGCCATCATTTTTTTTCTGACGTACTCCACGTCGTCCATAGCGTTCTGGTTTTGTAGGCCGGGCAACGTCTCTACCGAGTTTCCGCTCTGTCCGCCCCTTACTGGAAGGAACCAATCTTCTATCGCATTCTCAAGGTTATACCTTAAATTGTACTCGCCTGTTTGAGGGTCTATGTATGGAGTTTTCTTCATCTCAGACACAATCTGCTCTACGTGAGCATCTACCTCTTCTGGTGCGATGTTTCCTATATCAATTTTTACTATACGCCTCTCCGGCGCACGCATTATTCTGTGAAGAAGCACAGCATCTTCAAGTAAGGAAAGCATCTTGTATGACTTTTTAGCAGGCTCTATGAAGGAGTTGTGAACTATTATTCCATTTGCAATGAAATTTGAATTGTCTGATTCAACTTGAATATCAAAAGTTTCTTGTGATTCTAATTGTTTTATACTCTTAACTGGTTTTAAGATTATATTATCAGAAGTAACTCTACTGTATTTTTTTTCTTGTCTTATTTTACTGCCCTCTAAATATATATAAAAATAGTAGCAATCAGATTCTGGCAAAAATTTTTCTCTACTTTTTCGTGATAATCGGTGTCTATGTTTTATATTGGATGTTTTAATGTTTATAGTTGATGCTAATATCTTTAAATCTTGACATAATTCTCTATTAACCAATTCTATTTTATATCTCTTTACCCCATATTTATCTACATTAGTAGAGCCGTCTGCATCTATAAATCCCCTTATAAAAGATTCTTTTAATTCTGGTGAAAGTTCAAATACCCAACTTGGAACCCGTTTTGTTTTAGCACCTCCTTTAAGTTCCATGTTGCTTAAAACAGTTGTTAACATCTTACTTGACACAATACAAGCATTTGGAAGTCCGTTATGTTTTGACTTGCTAAAATATGCAGTTTTACCACTAAACTTTTCAATTAAATTTTTATAATAGTTGTTAATTTCTGGATAAACGCCACATGCAAAAGCAACTCTGTCCATAGTTAACCGACCGCCTCCAAGCAAAAACCCAAACAATCTAACAAATTCAGTATTTACAATATCTGGAACATTATCTATGTTATTTTTACATTCATTTTTATTGACACCATCCACTAAATTTTTATCAATAAAAACATCTCTGGATAATGTATTTTTATTAGAATTTAAAACTAATAAATCCCCAACAACTATTTTATTTGCTGGCTTATATTTTAAACTTTCCGATCCCTTGTCAAAACACAGTATTGGATGTTCTTGTGAACATTTAATTGAATTATTCTGTGTGCATATTTCTATTAAATTCTTTACTCCACTACTAACTTTATTTACAACATAACTTAATTCTAATTTATCTGTATTAATGTTATAAGTCCAAACTTTGTCTCCAACTACCACGTTATCAATTGTTTTTACTCCAAATTCCATATCAATATATGAATCTTTGGGCAGGCAGCGACCGTATGGCAAGTAGTTTGTATCGGTTAGCAACCTAAAATGGGCTATTTCAAATGCCTCAAATTTTTCTTGTGTAGTCCAATAACCTCCATCACCGTCATATACAAATTGAACTATATCAGGGTTTTCTTTGTCAAGCCCTTCCTCCCTCCTGATTAGGCTAGGGTGTATAGGCATTACATTAGTTATGCCAAACTCTTCGTCAATTTGAAGATATAAAAAGTGGTCTCCATATTTACACATTGTCCTTATCCAAGACCACAAGTTAAACTCAATGTTCAGCACATCATAAAATAAATTATGTAATATCTTCTTTATCTTCTCGTTATCTGTCCTTATTTTTAACAACTGACCGTCTACATCTACTGTAGTGCTTTCTTCTGCTATTAAATCAAGGGCAGAGGATATAATAGCATCGCTATCCATAAGTTCATAATCAATGTAAAACATCTTTCTAAGCGACTCTATTTCTTCGTTGGAGGTACTTCCACCGAATCCGGGGCCATAGCCGCCCATTCTCCCGCTGCGCCATTTAGACCTGTTTGAGTATTTTGTCGGCGATCCGACTGATTGACTCTTGCTAACATCGTACGCTTTAAGCCTCCCTCCGGGAAGATGCTTGATAAGCACGTTCTTGGTGAACATGGTTTTTAACCTGTCTCTTATAGTAGCCATTTAAGATTCTCCTTTTGTCCTCTCACATCCATTTGCCATTTGTCTGCTCCAATAGGTTGTGGTTTGTAAACTGATTTGTGTGTATTTCTTATTGCATTTTTAATAAGTTCTATGCCCATTTGCCTCATTCTTAGGGCAGTGTCTCTTATGTACATTCCCATAGCCCAGCACATAACCAAGTCGTCGGTTTTTCCTCTCTGTGCCTGCGGTTTTCCATCATGCCATACGAAAACTCGCAACTCGTTCATAAATCTCTTTGAGTATATTATAGGGGTTCTTTCCCGAAAATACATCTCTAATTTTGATACAAAAACTGGCCTCAACCTTGTAGTTGTGGTTAATCCGGGTATCATATCCTCTTTGTTCTTTAGATCATAGTTCTTTCTTAAATGTATATTTTCATCAAGATAAGGGTCATTTTTGTAAGAATAGTACAGGTTTTTATACCCTAAATCTAAGGCTACTTGAACTGTGCTCCAACCAACGTTTTTGTTGTCTATAACAAGCAAAGCATTACCATACTCAGTAGCAACCGCAACCCCCATTCTTCCAAAAGACTGCGTATCAATCTTACCTCTATACTCTGCTACTTGCTCACAAGTTTCTACATCTATAACCTGCATACCTGAGTTATCTTCTCCATCTCCACGAGCGGGGTCAAGTACAACAATGTAGTCTTTTATAGGGTCTGGGTACTTCCAAATCCAAAGGTCTCCTTCTACCCCTCTTTTTTCTAAAGGTTCTATGGTCTTTGCGTCATACTCTGCAAGTATGTCCGCTTCTATTACAGTGTGACCAGAGGTTAAAAAATCGCAATCACAATTATGAACAACACCATGTTCTGTTATATAAGTGTGATCCTCATATACTTCTAAATTATATACCTTGACATCTTCTACAACACCTTCACTAATAATTAGTCTGTTTTTAACATCACAAGAATATGAATTTTTAAAACTATAGGGAATATTTTTATTCCTTTTATAAGATAAATAGTAAGATTCTCTTATATTTACTATCCTGCCTTCTATTGTTTCAACACCTGCTGTCTTTACCCTTCTTATTGATGTGTTTTTTATATTCAATAAATCTGAAATTGACTTTAAATCGTACAATAGTTCTAAGGACACTGTTGTTGATGTTTTTTTATACTTCTCTAACAGACACCCATCCCCTTGCAAATACCCTTCTAATATCCCTTTAAAAAAATTATAATTTCCATAAATATATGTGTTTTTAGATAATTTCTTTGTTGAGGATGAAGTACCTTCTACAAAAAAGTCAATAAAACCTGATATTATTGTGCTTGATATAGATATTTGTCCTGTGTTTTTTCCCGTAACCCTATCGTTAATCGGCGATTGTCCAAATAGTTTATTTAGTTTTTCAAACAGGTCTAATTTCCACTTGTTTAGTTCATGTTCTGCATTGCAACTAATTATCAATCTTGTTCGTGTTTTAGAACCTTTTGCCAAATATAGCCCAATCAAATGACCGGATTCCCAATCTATTGGGATGTATCTAAAATATTCTTTTTTATGCCTTCTGTCATTTATGTAAAATCTATTAGCATCTTCTGTTAGTTTTTTCTTAAAGAATACAGGACTTAACACATCGTATAAATCCAAAATACTCGTAGAACTTTTAATTTCAAAATCAGGCAAATTACACAACACATGTTCATTATTAAAATCTCCAACATTTACCCACCCATTATCAGTTAAAAACGGGTGATTTTTAGTAACAAAGGATTTTTTTAACCTGTTATTTGAACTATATAATTCTACACAATTATTAGATATATGACTCATAACCCTTACCACAGGTCTTAGTCTGCCTTTGTGAGTAAACACTAATTCGCCTATTCTTATGTCCTTTATACACTTATATCCAGTCTCAGTCAGCACTCTGGTATCTCCATCAAAACATTCCTGAGCTGCTTGTCTCTTTCCTAACAAATGGTCATAACCGTCTCTCCACTTCTGATCTCGTTCTGGGTGCAAATACCAAGGTAGTTTTATTGGATTAAATGCTTCTATACCATCAGCAACACCTTCTTCTGCTTTTACCCAAAGGTCGTGGAACGTGTTTCCTGTTCCGTTCGGTGTTGATAGTATTATACATTTACCGCCTGTTGCTAATGTCATCTGCGCTGATGTCCATATAGCTTCAGAAGACTCTACGAACGCGAACTCATCACAAATTAACAGTGACAAGGACGCTGAACGTGCAGCATCAGGTGAACTTGATACTGCTTTGATTGAACTTCCGTTGCTGAACACAAGACTTAACTTGTTTTTGTTTACTATTGACAAGCCTCCTTGCTTTAGAAAGTTTGGAAGCAGCTCGAACATCAACTGAACCTTTTCTACAAGGCTCTTGGCTACTTCTTGTGTGGTTGCTATTACCAATATTTTATAGTCGTCATTGAACATCATCTCATGTAGGGCATACCCTGCTGTTAATGTGCTTATGCCCATCTGTCGAGACTTTAAAATTATGTTATACCTGTTCCGTTGAAGTTGGTATAAAGTTTCCTCTTGGAAAGGATACAAGTCAAATAATATCTTTCCTTTCTTAGGGTGCGAAATCTTTGCGTATTTCTTAAAGAAATAAACTGGATCGGTACCGCACTTTAAGAACTCGTCTTTTACTATCTGTCTTAAATTATCTGGGGCTTCTATAGCTCATTCCTCTTTGTTTCAAATTGCTCAAGAGTCCTCTTCTTAAACTCTGCATATTGTTCATCAATCATCTTTTTATAAGACTCAGGGTCTTGAAAACTCCACTTTTCAACAACATTATTATTGTCAGTTTCATCCCCTGCAAAGTTGATGTTCATTATTTCTCTTTTTAGTACTTCCACCTCTACATCTGCTTGTTTAAAGAAAGATTCCGCATTTGCCTTCATCTTATTTAAGGCATATTCGTTGAACTTTCCTTTAATTTTCAATGAAGTTTCGTAAGAAATAAGGCACTCCTCACACATTCCTGCAATTATTCTAAATTTTTCATCAAGTCTTGTAGGATTATGACAAGTACATTGTTCTTTTGGGCAATTAGGGAAAGAGCGTAGCCAAGTTCTCGTATCTTGCATCATTTTATTTACGCTCGGATGTACGTTTGTCTTTACTCTGTAACCTTCAAACTGTTCATACCATGTACTATTTCCGTGTATGTCTTTGACTTCCCATATCTCCCCAACCTCCCTTTTTTTATTGCGCTCTGCGGTCGCAGCAACATCAGAAAATCCGATAGTAGTTCTGGTTTGTGTTCTGTGAGTTCCAGCAAGCATCTCGTTGATTGCTTTTATGTTTTTTAGTTTGCTCATTTTCCTGTTTATTTAATTCAAGTGCTAAATTACATTCATTTCTGTTACTATTATCAGTGTTAAGCTCAGGTTTGAAAGCATCTGGTGTTACTACTCTTCTCCTCCTGTTAGGTATTGCCCATTCTCGCCATTTTGTACATGTGCCTTAATGTTGCTCATAAAATCATCAAAACGAACTTCTGGTACACCAAGGAGTCCAGCGAATCTAACTATTGCTTTGTATTTATCAGTAGGCATCTGTAACTGAGACAGCAACTTCATAATTTCTGGGTTAGACTTTATCTTATCAACGAGCAACAAAGCATTGGCCGAGGACATAGCATCTTGGTCAACATCCTCTAAAAGCCTGTTTAATAAAGGTTTTAACTTCATTTATTTTCTCCTAAGTATTAAAATTATTGTTAAAAACGTATTTTTTCCAAATATTAAAAATAGGAACCAAAGCAGCGAAAGAGCCTGTGAGTTTAAAAGTTCGGCCACCCCACTGAAAAACAATACCTTCTATAGGGTTAATAGCAGAAAACCCCCCCAAACGATCAAGCAAATAAAAAGAATCCTCAAAAGTTGATAAATCGGAATCGTTAGTCAAAGAATTGCCAACATAATCAATGATAGAAACAACCCTGTTAACGTTGCCAGCAAAGTCAGGAATTCTAAAATTATGCTTAATGACTGCATTGCCTAAATCAAGTATAAATAACTTGATTTCAAAAAGCTGTTCAGTAGGAAGTGAAATTATGTTAGCAGATTCTGGGATTTTAAACTTATGTTGGAGCAGGTTCAGTCGGGCTATGAGCAGGTCTGCGCTTGGCAATGCGCTCAATTTTACCTTCGGGGTTTCTATTATAGCCACTCCTTCATACGTCCTTCCTAAGACAACATCCACCACTTCGGGCAAAACCGAGGTTCTGTGCAACTCGTTGCCCATTTGGTCATACGTTATCATGCCATGCACGGATAGTGCCTTGTAGCCCGTTTTTAACACATTTAAAGGCTCTTCATGCAAAATCTCAAAGTTAAGAAACACTGTTCCATTCCCAAACACTCTGTTTAGGGCGTTTTTGTCTGCGCCGGACAGAGCTGCTTCAATTACTTTAAAAGCCTCGCAAAAAACAGCCCGCGCTTTTGGCTTGTCCGCATATTTAATAGCCAACTGTTCAAAAGACATAGGGCTTACTACAGTACTTTTGTTCCTTGAGCAAGCGAACCTTCCGTCTCTATAAGTCATCTGAAAATTCCATCCATCTAATTTTAAAGTACAATCGGCTATGCTCTGTACGTTTTTAGTGACATCAAAGACAAACCTCTTCAACTCAGTAAAAGTCATGTCTGTTTCGTATGGATGGGATATGTGCCTATTATATTTTCCTTGGTTTGTTGTGTCAGGCTCAAAAACTTCTTTAAACTGTTCGACCTTATATATTGGATCACTGGTGTAAAAATTCTTCTTCCTCATTACTGTTTTGGGCACGAGATCGAGTTCTTTTTTATCCTTGTCCCACTTTATTATAAAAGGTATGTTTATGTCGGTGCTCATGTCTTTTAACACGCCCTCTGCCCCTGAATTTGCCTTAGACAGGGCTTCGCCGTATTTCTGAGAAACTTTCCTGAACAACTGTTTTATTTCGTCGGCAGTAATCTCAGGCTTGTTCCTTGGGTCGTTCAACCTTTGATAAAAGTGACTGTCCCTGAGCATGGTCTTGAAGTCTATACCAATCCCAAACCTAAAGAACAGTGCATCAGCATATTGCTCCAGTCTATGCAACTCTGTTTTGCTTATACGAGACTCTTGTAAAGAGTCAAACGCTTCTTTTACGAACGAAAGGCTTTTATTTGATTGAAACTTCCTTCTAAAGGTGCTGTAAATACTATCATCAAACCATCCCATCAGGTCAAGCATTTCTTTCCTTGTACAGTCCGATAATACCTCCCTTAGATATGTTCCACATATTTCATTTCCGTTATGAAATATGCTAACGTGAGGAGCCACAACCACATACGCACTGTCCTTGAAAGGGTCTAATACGTGTTGCCCAATGTATTTTTTAAAGTATGAAGGGCTTCCATCCCTTTTCTTAAACCCAATCCTGCCATAATCCTTTTGTCCATACACTACTATCAACCTGTCTACTTTTTTATCAAATTTGCTCAAAAGATTTATTGGCATGTAGGGCTTTTCTGCCTCTATTATCTTGTTTTTGGGTATTCCGTATTTTCTAATTACAGCAGACTTTTCCTCAAAATTAAGGGGGCTTTTGTCATCAACTGCATTACTCGTTGAAATATATACATTATCCGCACCAAACCTTTCTGTCACCCATTCATAGGTTTGATAGTGATGTTTTCCAAACGGCTGAAATCTTCCGGGATATATTACTATCGTTTTCATATTCTTATTTCATGTTTTATTATTTTGGCAGATGTAGCGACATAAGCAGTCCAAAAAAAAGAAGAAGTAGGTCTTAAATTCATGTTAATCTTTATATTACCTGAACTTAACGCATCGGATACAATTGAAATTTTATACCAATTTGACAAATCTTTTTTATTTCCAAAAACAGTACCATAACCCCCTAAAGAGCTACTATTATTGGCAGAACTTGACACTAATGATATACCTGATATGTAAGTTCCTAATATGTCTTTTGGGTTATATAATATCCTGAATTGACACGTTGATGCCCAATTATACGTATCTATCGGAGAGGCCAAACTACCGGTTATCCCGTATATCATATTTTCTACTTCTACCAAATGGGTTGCATTATATATGGTTGGTGTGATGGGCGTATTATCATCACTTCCTAACAATACTGGAATATATACATTAAAGTTAAAATTTGCATTGTTTACACTATGTACGCTTTGTGTTATAAAATCTACTCTCGTAGTCCAGTAGCTTGAACTATACCCTCTTTCAATATTTACACCGCTCCCCATCCTTACCCTATTATCAGTAGAACTGCTTATATACTTTAAGGGTTCATTTGCTACTGAACCTGAAACTGTACCGTCTGATGTTAAAATTCTATATATGCCGGGGGTTTTTATTACTGGTTTATTAGTTATTTGGTCATAATTTACTTGTTTAGAAGAACTATACTGTCCAGAAAAAGACCCTGAGAAAGAGCCTGTTGCACGAGCAACTACCAAAAAAGAAGATATTGTGACGCTCCCGCTTACTGACTGGTTCCCGTTGAACTGGTTAGATCCTGTTGTGGCGTATGAGCCTGTTTTTATTTCTATGTTGTTAAGTCTTGTGTCGTTAGAACTGGTGTAAGTATTAAGTGAGCCTGTGGTAAGCTCAATAGCGCTAAGTCTTATGTTTGTAGACCCTGTGTGGTTGTTTAAGGGAATTATAGAACTCGTGTATAGATACGAACCTGTTATATTTTCAATACCGATTACCCTTGTATTGATGCTCCCTGTAAAAGTATTGAGCGAACCAGTAGTCTGCTCTATCGAATACACCCTTTTCGATAAAGAACTTGATACGTATGTAAACGATCCACTTATATCAGACCCTATTTGAGCGGAACTTGAGACTAATCCCGTTCCCTTTCGTTCATACCTTATATCATAAGAAGATGTAAACTGCTCCGATCCAGAAGATACCCCTGTTGGTAGTAATACTTTTATTTGAGCAGAACTTGATGGCATTCCTTGGAAAATGCCACTGAAACTACCAGTAGCAAATACAAAGGAAATAGACCCGCTTACATCTAGTGAACCTGTTATTTTCTGATTTCCAATAAACGTATTTGAACCAGTAGTTGCGTATGACCCAGTATTTGTCTCAAGCGAGTTTAATCTTGAATTTGCTGAACCTGTAAATATGTTTAAACTTCCAGTTGTTTGCTCAAGCGAGTATATTCTTTTTGATATGGAACTGGATACGTCGGTAAATGACCCGCTTATATCAGACCTTATTTGAGCAGAACTTGATATTATACCTGTTCCTTTTCTTTCGTATCTCCAATCAAAACTTGAAGTTAACTGGTCACTTCCAGATACTGTTCCGGAAGGTATAGTAGTACTGACCGCAGCCGAAGAACTTGCGGTATTCCCATCAAACACTACTCCATATAGAGAAGTACCGATATTAGCCTTTTCGTTCTTTGAGTTTAAATATTCAATGAATATGCCCAGTTCTGAGCGGGCATCGAACTCTTTTGGTAGAGGTACTTCAAGGTCAATGTAATTTGCAGAATATCCGGGCTTGTTTCTAACAGAAAGCGTGATATTAGAATACACTGCACCAGTTGTCCTGTTTACAAACCTCGGCGTAATCTTTCCGTCCTTATTAGGCACAAAGTAGAATGTTGGGCTACTTTTTAACGTTTTGCTATCGTCAACACTTCCTATGTAAGTCCCAAACCTTGCGTTCTTTATAGGAGAATATGTTGCCGTCTGATTAGACGTTACATTGTCAATCTCTGAACCAGATATGTAAACATCCAACTGTCTTCTTATTGTGGTGGGGGTGTTGCCAAGGTATGCCATATCAAAAGACAACTCATACTCTGTTCCTTTTTTAACAGGTATTAAGTAATCATGTAACAAGTAGAACTCTGAGTACTCAAGAGAAGTTCTAAACGAACTGCTGTCAGGGAACAGTACACCATTCAAAAGGGCATCATTGTTTGAGAAAGATATAGCACTCCCTGTCGTACTAGAACCCGTCCAATATGTCAAAGGGTTTCCGAGTTTCCTGAAATCTCCTAGACCTAAAGGTTCTATACCTTTGGATGTCATAGTGTATGACCCTGTTCCTACTGTCAATATGTTCTTTCTGCCAACATCGTATGTCCCAAGGTCAATGTATTGACCGGGTTTATTTATGCTTTTTGCTTTTACATTTATAGCCTTTATAGAACCTATTGCAGGCTCTGAATTTTCTATTTGTAACTTTATATAAGAATCATAACTTGCCGTTGAAATAGTTAATTTAGGCTCTATGTGATAAGATGCTGTAAAATTACTAACCTCTCTAAATCCATCCAATACTAATTTTCTCGCTGTTCCTGTATTATCAGTATAGTTTAATATATGATAAAAAGTAGGCGTTACAAAACATGTGCTCTTGTTCACTATCTTTACTATTGACCCACTGTAATTAAGAACCTTTGACTCTGTTAGGACTGCATTGGCTGGATATGAGTAAGGGATGTTGTTAAAATATAACCTCCCCCCTTCCATAGAAGCAGTGATGTCGAAATTAGTAAAATAAACAGATGCTATCTCATTACCATCTCCTATTGGAGTGATAGGGACAAATGTTGCGGAAGAAGTTCCATTGCTCAATATGTGGCCAGAGGTAGCCCCTCCCCTACTTTCTATCTCTTTTACGGTGTTTAGTTGCCCTCTGTTAGAATACATTGTGGCTGTTGAAGAAGAAGTAGAGTATATATTTACCAATCTGTTATCAGTGTTTAACCTATACTGAGGCTTTCTGATCTCTGAATATGTTACGGTCGGTGGAATGGAAAAATAAACAGGACTTTCCACTTCTTTCGGGTTTATTTGAAGTACCTTTCTCCAAACTACATTTGGTATTCCGTGAAAGTCCTGCGAACTCGGATCATTTGAGTAAGGTATCTTTAAGCCTGTCTTTGGGTTTGTTTCGAGCCTTCCTGCTATTATTAATTCGCACTCGCCTATAGGGGTAGTGTCATAAATATAAACAACGACAATCCGCTCTTTGTTGGGCAGATTATCTCTGATTATCGTATAATATATTGGGTTGCCAAATTTATCAAGTATGTCTATAAACACCTCTGATCTATGAACAAGCACATTACCGTTGAGGTGTAATTTAAAAGAGTTTTTCCCAAGTAAAAACTTATCTGGAAGGTCTGTGACCTTGAAGGTATAATCTGCATTTGCGGATATGTCTTGAAATACGTATGTTTTATTTTTTAGTCCGTTTAACGGTCTTTTTAACTCAAGCACTTGCTTGCCTCCAACTTACTGTATCCGTTTAATTTTGTTATGCCTATGGTTTTGTCAACAAAGTCCCGCATCGTGTCTATATGA